ATGATAGATGCAATAAAAAGACATCCAACTCGAACCAAAGTTGTTACTATTTTTTTAATAGTATTAATATTATTTGCTATTTTTTGTGTTAGTATAAAAAAAGTTTTTGGTATTGATTGTGTTAGTATTTATTATTCAGAAGAAGAACAACAAATTATATTTTTTAACTTTATTTCATTAAATAACTGTTTGACTATATTAACTTTAGCAGGAATGATTATTGGTGCTATATGGGCTTTAATTCAATACGACAAAACAACAAAGTTAAGGCAACAAGAAAAAGCTTCTGAAATAGCAAAATCATTTTCTGAAGAACTAACATTGAAATGTTCTATAATTTGTGAGGTATTTAAAAATAGCGAACTTGGTTCATTTTTGAAATTAGATACTAAAGATTATGAAAGTTTTTATTTTTTCAACACAAACGAAATAAGAAATATTTATAATGATGATAATTTTATTGAAAAATATAGAAAAAAACGAGATGAATCTAATTTAAATCAAATTTATTATAGAATATTAGACTCAAGAATATCATTTAATTTATTTAGTTTGTTAACAGAAAATAATAAAATATATTCTGAAGAAGAAGCACAAAAACTATTTACATTAGATAACTCAAATCTTCCCTTTAAATTTTCCGCTTTAGAAACAGATGTGTTAAACGAATTAGAATATTTATGTATGAGCTTATCAAGTCAAGCTGCAGGTTCAAAGTTTGTATACCAATCATTACATCAAGTATTTTTAAGAACAATACGAACATTAAGCATAGAAATTGCTATTTCAAATGAAAATTGCTATACAGATAAATATTTTACAAGTATAATTAATGTATATAAAGAATGGACCTCTTTATACATAAAACAACTAGAAAAGGAAAAAAAGCAAAAAAGAAAAGTCAACAAAATTTTAGAACCAAAATTAAAGACAGTTTAAAAAACTGCCTTTTTTTCGGTATCAAATACTTAGTAAAAAAATATATTTATTTTATCTTCTTGTCTTTATTCTCGCTTCCAACAACAATAGGCATATCTTTCATCCATTCTCCATACATAATAAACTCCTCCTTTATATATATGTTATTCTCATATGGATTAACATATGATTTGTTTATTAAATTATATGAATATTTTAATAAAAAGTCAACACTTTTTATTAATTTTCATAAAACATTTCGACAAATTTCGATTATCATAAAAGTCTTGAAAATACTGCATTTTATTGTACTGTCAAAATCAATTTTAAGCCGTTTTTATTTTCAAGCAATATAGTTTTATCCCTCAATTTTTGTTTTATATTTATTTTTATCTTTTTTTACAAAATTCGACAACATTTTTAGTTTTTATGTGATATAGTATAGAAAAAAAGGAGGAATAAAATTATGAAATACATTTTTTTAGAAAAAAATTCTGTTGAAAATCCTGATCCACTCATAAAAGATTATTTTTACTTTATCACAGAAGATAAAGATCTAATTTATGCTAATGTACCTGAAGAAAACAAGGTTCCTATTTCTTTTAATTTACAAAGTTTAAAACCAATTTCATTTACACATCATAGTCCAAAAGATTTAGAAAGTGTTTTTGGTGATATGTTTTTAAATATTATCAACAAAAATTTATCAGAAGTAAAGATTTTAAAATTCATTGTAAATGATAATGATAAAAATAATATAAAAATTGAAAATATAAAATCTTTACTTATTTAAAGTTTATTATAATATAAAATAAAAAAGAGGTAGACCGAAATTAATCAGCCTACCTCAACATTTTACTTTCCAACTACGATAGGAAAATCTTTCATCCATTCAAAATACATTACTTTACTCCTCCAAGCCATTTGCAGAATCCTATTTTATAATTGTTTGTTCCATTTACTTGATATCTAACCATAGCTCTATCATTAAATATTCCAAAACAATCACAGCTTTCTCTTGGATCTAAACTACCTATTCTTTTCGTACAAGCTGTATCTGCGTATACAACTTCTGTTGTACTTCCATTTTGATATCTTTTCACTTCTTCATCACTCCCATTTTCTACATTTTCATTTTCTGTATTTTCATTATTTATTGGCTTATCTTCCAAATATGATTTAATCATATTTAAAAATCTATCCCAGCCCAAATCTAGGGTTCTATGTGGACAATATTTATTTGCAAAATCTTGATGTTTATGTACTCTATCAATTCCCCAATTATATTGTTTTAATAAATATGCTATATATTCTGCAGCTAATTTTTCTGCATCATCAAACTCTTCTCCTCCTGATTTTGAATAACATATTTCTATATTAATCATATGAGCATTTCCTCTTCCATATCTGCCATCTCCAGAAGCAAAACAGCTTCTTTCAAAAGGTAATCCAGTTACAACTCTAAAGTTATCTACTGCTGCATGGAAAGATACTTTTTCAGGTCTCCCAAGCATATATGATATTTCTGCCATTGCAGAAGCATCATTGTATGTATTATGTACAGATATTCCTTCTTTTTCTGTTACATCTGGACATTTTATTGCATATTTAGCTTCTGGACATATTACATTAGTTATTTGCATTATCTTCACCTGCCTCATATTCAGTTTCAAAAATATTTTCTGAAATATTTTTATTGTATAATTCTTCATTGAACTCTACATTTTCTCTAATAACATTATCTTCTTCCATGAACTATTCCTCCTTTTTGCTTATTGCTTTTTGTCCCAATAAATATGTTCCAAGGACTCCCTGCACTACTGCTATAACTTGCACTATTTGAACAGCATATGGTATTGTTATACCATCTACAGCATTAATTCCAGCTACTAATGCACTTACTATTGCTAATATGTTTGTTAAATACTTTGCTATTGTTTTTACCTTTTCCATAACATTTTCCTCCTAATCTGTTATTTCAAAATCTTCTATTTTCTTCATTAAAGACTCTACAAAAGAGTTTCCCTTTAATTTGAAATAGATTTCTGCACTATGTTTCACACTTTCTAGCTCATAGTGCGTAATTTGTTTTCTCTCTTTACATCTATCATATATTGTTAATATATCATTTCTTAAGCTACATTTTGTTGCTTCTATCATTGACATACAGAAACTAAACATTGCTATTGCAAATGTACCTAAGAAGGTAATTAAAAACCAATATTCTTTCAAAAATTCTAATATTTGTGTTATCATTATTCTTCCTCCTTAGTAACTATTTCTGTATTTTCTTCTGTTTCTTCTACTTCAATATATGTATCTTCTACTAGTAATGTCAATTCTGCAAATTCTTCGTCTGTAATTTTACTCATTGCGTAAAATACATTTAATTTGTTCTCTATGTCTGTCTTTTTTTTGTAATATTTCTTTGTGATTAGTCTCTTTAATAATTCAGTTATCATCTTTTACACCTCACTTTCTAAATCTGTTTGCATGTTATTCAATAACATTGCACTTGTTTCTGTTGTACTTAATAATTGTTTTATCTCATCTATTTGTGCTTGTAATTTGTTATGTTCTGTTTCTGTGTCTTTAAGATATTTCAAGCTTACAATCGGATTTACTTCTGCAGATTCCGCTGAGATATTTGTTATATTCTTATATGTATGTGATTTATTATATATCTCATCTAACACCTTGTTTTGTGCTTCCGTACATTCTATTAATTCTGGTTCTTCTAATAAATAATAAATTTTAAATGGACCATTATCATTTATATACTTTCTAAATGCTTGACTATAATTATTTATTGTTAATTCTTCTCCAAAATTTTTTTCAATATCCTCGAATGGTATTGATATCATAAATTTATTACTATTTATATATGTCTGGATACCATCTTCTTTGCCCCCCCACATACTATTATCCTTTGCTTTTAATTTGTCACATAATATATCATTTCTTACATTCGTTGTTTTCAAGTCATTTTTCACAACTGCAAATGCAATATTTCTATTAGTTTGAAAATTTGCAAATGTTCCACAAACCTCTATATTAGTAGTTGGAAATGTCAACATTATTTCTGTTTTTACACAATGTTTCTCATACCATTTTCCATCTTGTTTTACAAAAGTATCACCTTCGAACATCGGTTGTTGAACATCTACTAAATATGATTGCTCTTCATGTTGTACTATATTAGTTAAAGTTGTTGCCTCATCTAATTGAATATCATTTTTATCTATATAAACAAAATGCCCTGATGAATACCCATTCCATACAAGTGCTTTTACTGTTTTTCTAGCATTAGATATCAGTGAATATTTCCCAGCATTTGTTCCATCAGTTTGCATATAACTTGTACTTCCGTCTGTATATGCTATAAGAAATTGTCCAATTAATTTGCCTGTATATGTGTACCCAACAATATTAACTTGAAATACATATTGCGTATTTTGTTTACAATTCAAGTTATATCTTTGTGTAACACCAACTAATTTTAAACATTCTACATTATTATATTTTTCATAAGCATTTCTTGAATTTAAAGATTTTAACTTATCAATATCAATAAAATTTTTATTAAATATATCTATTTTTGCACTACCACAATTGCAAGAAGAATAATTGCTTATGCGAGTACCATAAGCAATCTTTATTTTGCAATCTTTTATATCTTCTAGTGTTATTGTTTTATTTGCATCTTGCCACATCAACATTAATGAGATTTTCTTTGTATTCTCTTGTAGTTTTATAGTTTTGTCTTTATTATTTGATGACATATTATTTTTTATTATTACGTCATTTTCATCAATCTCAAAAACATTATACTTTAAATCCTTATCTGTTCCTAGTGAGATTGTAATATCTTTGTTCGAAATAACATTAATATCTTCATCTGTTAATAATCTTATTGTAGTATTGGCTTTTTGTGTTGTTGCTCCTACAATACCACTATAGTATCCTTTTCGTGCAAAAATAGTATCATTTAAAATGTTTATATCATCTCCAACAGCCTTTAACTCACTTGGAAAATCTAGGCTTGGACTTGCTCCGTATTGCTCATATGGCTTGTCTTTATTTTCGTAGTCTGTCAATAAAACTTGTAAAGTTCCACTAACTAAAATTCCAGTATTTTGTTGCTGAACATATATTTGTTGTAAAACATCTCCTGCCTCTAGAGTCAAATCAGTAGAAACTCTTAAATATCTTGGTTCTGTTTCACCATTTTTTATTAATTTTACTGACAAAATTGCATTTGTTAAATTACCAAAAGCCTTTAAATACATTTGTTTAGTTATTTCCAGTCCATTACCATCATATTCAACTAACATATGTGTAAACATTCCTGTAGTTGTTCCCTGATATGAAACACTTGACTCATCAATTTTTGTTATAGTAACACCTGCACTTTTCGTTGATGTAGATGTTATCTTAAATTGATTATATCCCTCTCTAGTATCTTGTTGGTGATTCCCACCAATTTCAATTTCACACCTGGCGTCTGAACTATCTTCTAAATGTATATTCTCTCCACTCGCCTCACCAATTGTTGCAATGCTTTTTATATCCTCTCTCAAGCGTTCATTTTCAGCTTGTATTTCCTTAATTGACTCTTTATTTAAAGTTATCTTCCCATCTTGTTCATTATCTTTTTTATTTATTGTTTCTATTGCTGTTTTTATGCTTCCTTGTATAGCTTCTATATCTTCTGCATTTTTAGAAATCTTTCCATCTCTTGTTTCATTGCTTTTTTCTAAAACATCTATACTACTTTTATTTGTTTTATTATCTTCTTTTAATGTACTTATATCTTTTTGCGCTTGCATTAATTCTTCTGCATTGTTATCTACTACATCTTGCATTTTATCCCAGTTTTCATTTAAATAACCTTGCACATCAAATTGTTCTGTGGAATTTACATCTCTATGTATATTTAATTCTTCAATCTTTTTTACTGCCATATAATCCTCCTTTTAATCATCAGTTTCATACCAGCCACTACCAGCTATTTCAAAATAATTTGTATTAGTTATTTTTAATTTTTTAGCAGAACTCTCTAATGCTTGTATTCTTATTTTTCTATCTTGTGGGATAAATGCTACATTCAAATTGTCTTCCAACAATGAATATACCAAGGCCACATTCAACGATTGCTGTCCAAAATACTTGTCTCTTGATACAAATGGCAAACCTTCAATAACAGCATAATTTTCAGTTCCATTTAATTTTGTAATTTTACCTCTTACATAAAAATCCACAAAAACAAGTTTTCCTATTCTTTCATATTTTCCGACTTGAGTAGTATATGTTATGGTTGGAGCTTTATTCTCTACAGTATTGATGCTTGGTGTCCATGTTCCTTCTTTCATTTTATCTTGTTTACCAGCTTCAATATTATTCTGAAATTCAGTCAGTGTAGTTTGATTTAACTTTGTTACCTTATTTATCCAATCTATTAATTTCATTGTTTTTCCTCCTTAAGTACCTTTATTTCATTTTGAAGTGCCTCTACCTGTTGTGATAATTCTTGTATTGCTTTAGATAATGTAGCAATAATCGGTAATTCATTAATATAATATCTTTCTTCAAGTGTATCTGTTTTTTCTCTTTTTATTATAAAATTAGGATCTATTTCTTCCATATCCTGTGCAATATATCCAATATTATAATGTTTTCCGTCGTCTTTTTTATCAAATTGTTTATGTTGAATCTTATTTATTATATCTAATGCTTTTACTTCACAATCTTTTATATTGTCTTTTATTCTTCTATCTGATGAAATATTATTTGCATATACATTGCCTCTTACATTCAAATCGCCATAAACTGATGCTGTATCTGTATATAAATCAAAAGATACTTTATTGTTATCTGAACCAAGTATAATTGTTCCACCGAATGCGTGTAATGAGCCATCATCTGTAAATAATACATAATCGTCACCATTTCCTAATTTAAATGAATTTGATCCACCTACATTTCTGTAAAACGATATATTATTTAATAATTTTATTTTCGCATATCCAGATTCTAAATCTTGAGTGCTTATAGAGAACAACATCTCATCATTATCTGTATTAATAAATTGAATTGCATTATTTACTTCGTCTGCATACATTTTTATATTTCCACCAATTATTCCTGTTGATATTCCGTCTAATAATATATTACATGAAGCTAGTACTAATTCTCCGTACGATGCATCAGAAGCTTTCTCAGCCATTTCAAAATTTTTAATATAAAAAATTGGGTGGAATTTATTATCTGATTTTGTTTTTATTCCCCAAGCCATACCATTCGAAAGCTTTTGATTATAATCAGCTAAAACTGAAAATGCAATGTATTGATCATTATCTTCTTTTTGTACACCCATATCTCCAAATATTGTTGTTCCATCACTTTTATAAAAATGTTGTCCAGTTTTATCAAGTGCCATTAGCACTTTTTTATTGCTGTCTAATATTGCAAAACTTGCATTATTATTTATTATCATCATTTGTATAAATTCTGATATTTGATTCCATGCTAATTTTACCGCTTCAGCATTTTGTTGAATATATGTTCCAACTTCTGTTTTGCCAACTTTTTTATTTACTTCTGATGTTATATTTTCTGATACTAATTTTATTGCAGCATTCATTTCAGTCGTTTTAGAATAACTTTCAAGCTTTTTATTTACATTAATATCAACTTGTTCTGCAGTTTGATTTATTGCACTATTCATTTCAACTTTTGAAGCATAAATATTTGTCATGTCATTTTGAATTGCAAATTTAGCTTTTAAAACTGCTGTATAGTTTTTTATTGATAATGTGTTTGTACCATCAAATAATTCAATTGAAAAATCTCCTAAATCTTCTGTTGCTACAGTTGATTTTATACTTCCATCTGTATTGATTCTTCTTATTACTTTTGCTTTTCCATTTTCCAATATATATTCGTCATATGTACTGTCATTTTGTCTTAATACATCTTTAATTCCTAATTCATATTCCTTGGAATTTCCTTTTGAATCTGTTACTACAATTATGCTATCTCCAAGTAAATATAGATCGTCACTTAAAACTACATCATCACCAATTTTTAAACTACTAAATACATCATTATTTCCACAGATATGTAACTCGACTAATTCACCTGCAACCGCATTTCCTAATTGTATTGTTTTATTTCCTTCAATTGTATTTGTTGTTTCTTCTATATGTGATACTTTATCACTTATAGAATCTATTGTTTGTTCATGTTTTGTTAGTTTTTCAGTGTTTTCTGTTGTTTCCTTAGCTAATTGAGTTAATTTTAAATTTTCTTCGTCTATTTGACTTTGAATTTTTCTATTTATAACTTGTTGGCTCTGTTTTCTTGTTGTTGTATCTTGTTTTTGTTTTATTGCTATTTTACTTTTTATGTCTGCTATAAATCGTTTGTTTAATGTCATTTCGCCTTGATAAATTACCTTTTTGCCATCAATATTAATAATATCTCCAATATCAACAGCTGGATTTATTATTGTTGTTCCTTCAAAACTATAAAAATCTAAATCTTTTACAGCATCATATATTTTTTGGATATCATCTTCTTCGCTAATAAATAAATTCTCTTGTCTAATCCAAAGTGTATCTTTTGTTTCATCTCCTACTTTAAATGATTCTGTTCCATTCTCATAAGCTACTCTTGATATCTGATGTCCTTCACCCCATTTGTAAGTTTTAAATAACCTTTGAGGAATTATTTCTTCATCTTCTCCAAGTTTTTTTATTTGAATTTTACCAGTTCTACCAGCACAACAAAATCCTCCAGCTTTTTCTGAAATATAACTCATATACTCTCTTGCTTTTACTTCATTGTCATAAACATATATTTTTTTATTAGAATTAAGAAAAGAGCTTGTTTCTAATTCAAGCCCTTTCTTTTTACATATATCTTCTGCTATTTCACTTAAAGTTGCATAGCCTTTTTTCTTTATCAATTCACTAGCATCATAATATCCATCGTCTGCATCTAATTTTATAATATTGTCTACAGCTTTTATATTTATTACATTGCTATCTTCATCGTCATAGTCATCTACATTATAAATCCCGTATTGGCATCATTTCAAAACTATCATCATGTTTTGCTAAACTTTTTACTTGTAATTTGTTTAGATCACATACTAGCATTTTATTTAGTTCTGCAACTGTTATTGCATGATTTACTAAAACACCATATTCTATTCTTATTGTCTTAGCGCTTATTATTCCAAAACTTTTGTGTATTTTCATCTCTATGTATTGACTTGGAACACTTCCCAACTCTAGTTTTTCATCAAATAGTTCTCCTCCATGTTTAAAATCTAGCAAATATTTGGGATTTAATAATACATCATCTATATAAATATTAGTAACTGTTAGTGCATTGCTTTTATATATTGTTTTTATTGCTTTTTCTGTTAATCCTTTATACATCGTTTACCTCCAAAACAATTTGCTTTTGTGCATCTGTTAATTCTTTTTGCATTAAATTAAATGATGTTTTCCATTTTGTCTTTTCTGTTTCTGTTCCTTTTTCTGTTTTTATCATTTCAACTTTTCTCTTTGAAACTCTAAACTTAGCTCCTTCTAAAAATCCACCTTTTACAACTGGAATTTTTATATCCAATATAAATGGATTCTTAAATGTTTTTTGACATAATTCTTCTGCTTCTTCTTCTGTATTAAAATCCCATGACATAGAAAGCTTTAACATTCCTACTGCGATAGGATTATCAATTAAGGAGCCATCATCATTTGATGTATAACTATCTTTGTCTGTATCTTCTATATCTGCGCTATATGTACTTGGTGTTGGTAAATTTTCTTCTTTTCCATGTTCTCTCCATAACATAATTTTATCCTCCTATTAAAGCTTCTATATCTTTTCCTGTTCTTCTTGTTTTATCCCTTAAGTCATCTAACAATATTTGCCCTAACTTTTTGTCTCCTACTTTTACTGTTAGATATATTGGTCTATCACTATTATCTAGTGATGCAAAATCTGATAATACATCTTCAAATGTATTTGCAATATTTGATGGTTGAATATTTATAGGCTCTATTTTAGGTTGAATTGGATTAAATCTAGTTATTGAATCAGTATTAATTGTATATGACATCATGTTTGCCAAATTTTCTATTTCACTTTTTACTTTATTTGTATTAGCCTTTATTCCACTTACCATTAAGTCTATCATATCTGGCATATATGTATGAAAATTGCTTAATGGTCCATCTTCTGGCTCAGAAAATCCTAATAAGCTTTTTATTTTATTTGCCACTGAATTTACTGCACTAGTAACTCTTCCTATGTTGTTTTTAATACCTGAAGCCATATTGCTCACTAAATCTTTTCCCCAATCAGATGATTTACTGCTTAAATTGCTAAAAGTATTTTTGATTGTCTCTGACATACTTGATAAGTTTTTATCATTTTTAATGTTGTTCCAAGTATCTGTTATTTTGCTTTTAATATTATCAAATTTTTCTTTTGCATTGTCTTTTATATTTTTCCAAGTATCTGTAACATTTCCTTTTATTTCTTCCCATTTTTCTTTTGTTTTGCTTTTTACTTTTTCCCAAGTATCTTCTACTTTTTCCTTTATTTCTTTAAACTTATCTTTCACATTTTTAGAAAATTCTTCAAATATTCCTGCAACTTTTTCCCATATTCCTGTTAATCCATTTTTTAAACCTTCTATAATAAATTTTCCTTGTTCTTCCATAACTGTTGATGGAGAATGTATTCCAAAAACACTTTTAAAGCCATCTATGAATGGCTTAAATATATTGTCATATATCCATTGCCCTATGCCAATAACAGCATCTCCTATTCCTTTAAATATTCCTAATACTATATTTCCTCCACATTCTTCAATCTTTTCATCGAAATATTTTCCTATTCCAGTAAAAGCATCACTTATTAATGTTCCCAAAAAAAGTGCAAGTCCACCTAGTGCAGTTCCTATACCTTTGAATATCGCTGATACAACTCCGCTCCAATCAATATTTTTTACAAATTCTTCAACATCTCTTGCTATTTGTTGCCAGTCAATAGTTTCTAATGTTGTAGATATTGTGTCTAATGTTCCTTTTATTCCTTCACTCAATGTTTTAGCTGCTACTGACCAATCTACATTATTGAGAAATCCATTTATAGAATCCCCTATAGCTTTTCCAAATTGTTTCCAATCAAAGTTAGTTACGAAATTATAGCAAAAATAAATAATTGTATTTAATCCTTGTGCAAATGTATTTCCAACCTTATTCCAATCAGTTTCTTTTATTCCACCATTTAAAAATTGTGCAATATTAGTTCCTATTTTCTTTGCTGTATTTTGAATTTTGTCCCAAGGTATACTATTTATTGCTTCATTTATTTTTTTACCAATTGTTTCCCCTACTTGATACCAATTTCCTTGATTTATCGCATCAATTATTGGATTAGAATTACTATCCATTTTTGATAAATCTATATTAGGATTGCTTGAACTATTGCTATTATTCTTGTTATCTGAAACATTGTTAATTTCACTATGCACACTTGATAAAGATTTACTTGCTTGTTTTGCACTACTTGATGTATTTTTTATTGATGAAGATGTTGCTTTAGCGAATATATTTACTCCTGACATTGCATAAACTACACTTTGAATAGCTTTCATCAATTGATATACTAAACTAGTTACATATTGTATAACTGGCGCAAATACACTCCCCATCGCATATTTCATATATTCTATATTTGCACTTAATTGTTGTGCTCCTTTATTTTGACTTCCTAGCCAAGCTTGAGCACTACCACTCAATGCAGAATAGATACTTCTTAAACTAAATAATGCTGTAGCATATTTTAATACATGTCCTAGTCCATTTTTTATTCCACCATTCCATTGTTTTATTTGGTTCATAATTTTAATTGTTATTCCTGATATATTATTCATAGATGGTGTTATTTTCTTTAAACTTGAAAAAAAGCTAGAGAAAAAGTTTCCTTTGCCACCTTTTTCTAGCTTATCTTTTTTATTGTTTAATCTTTCTAATTCTGCTTCAGCTTCTATTATTTCTTTAGTGTTTAAATGTATCTTACCCTCTTTTGCGTTTTCTAGTTTTTCTTCTACCTCACTTATTTTATATTTTACTAATTCTAACTCTTTCGAACCTCCAACTTGTTGCATTTGTTGTTTAAATTGTCTAACAAATGGAATAACTTGTTGAATTTTGCTTTTTATCATATCCCATAAATTAATTGAGTTTGTATCTGGTTTTATATTTTCTGTATTATTATTAATGCTTCCTCTATATCCAGTTATTTTAGGTCCAGTATTTTTAAGTTCTGGTGCTTTTATTTCTGGAATTTTAATTTCTTCTGATGTACTTTTCAGTGTCTTTAAATGTCCTGTTAATTTCATTATTTCTTTAGAATAACCAGTAATATTCTTTATATTAAATGTTTGTCCATTTATTGTCATTCCACTAATATCGTTTGGATCAAAGTCTTTTTTATAATTATTCACATAATCATTAATTGCCTTAGTATCATACTTTATGAATTTTTTATTAGATGTTTCATTCGTGCTTTTATTAAAATTCATTGTTTTTTTTCTAACGTTATCATAAGCATTTGCTAAGGCTCCTATATTGGCTTTATATTTAGTAATCTCTTTTGATACACCTTTTATTTGTTCTTTTAATCCATATATTTTTATACCTGAAATATCGTTTGGATTCCATCCGTGAGGTTGTCTGTTTTTTTAGACTATCTAAAGCTCTTTGAGTTTGACTTATTGTTTTCTTTGCATCTTTATTGTTAACCTTAATTGATATTTCGTTGTTTTTAGTTGCCTTTTTAATATCCTCAATTTGTCTTTTTACTTGAACTGCTGATTGTTTTACTTTATTATTAAACTCTTTCATATTTACTTTTGAAAAAGCTTCTTGTGCTTGTTTCATTACTTTCTTTATTGCTGGTAAAAACTTCTCAAATTCTTTTAATGCTTCTTCTACTTTTGCAGTTACAATGATTTCTATCTCTTCCACTGTCATAAGCTAGTCCTCCTTTCATAATATATTTCAACAAACAATTCATTTAAATTGTAAGTATTCTTAATAGCATTTTTTTGCTATCATCAAATATGGTTAATGCATCATCTACAGATATTGAATATTTGAACATTGTTCTCAATACATCTGTTACTATTGGTGCATTATCCTTTGATGTTTTAAAATCATTAAATATTGTATTATATTGTTTTTGTACCAATTCTTCTAGAGTTGGTTTTGTTTTTTCTTCCATACTTTCCTCCATTTACTTATATTTTAATTTAACACTTGTTTTTAAAAAGGTTTTCAGAAATCAGAAAAACCGATAAAAGAAGAATTATCCTTTTGGGCTCAAATTCTAGCAGCATTTATACAGATGCCACATTAATTACAGGTGCTTCGGCACCTTCTTTTTTTATTTGAAAATCTCCTTCAATTATCACTTGTATATCATTTGTCTTTATACTTGTAATGTTGTCATTTATTATTATTTCAACCATATTTCCTCCCATTATAAAAAGCACCTTTTATGGTGCTTTAGTTTTAACATATTGATATTTGTTCTTCTTCCATTCTTGGAAGTATTCCTTTTGATTTCAAAAACTCATATAAAAATAATCTACCTTTTTGAGTCCACATCATACTTGTCCTACTTCCTTGTGATCCATTTGAATGTGTAAACTCAAATGTTTTTGTTTGTGTATATCCTTTTCCTCTATATTTCTTATATAAGAGCCAATCTTTACCTTGTTTATATTGAATACCAAATTTATTTAATACTTTATTAAATTCTATTGTCGAAAATCCATAATCACAAGCTATTACATTTGCCTTTGTTAAATCATCACATTGTAATATTCTATCTGTATAATCAGCTTTTGGTTTTAATTCTCCAATAAGTTGGTCTTTTTTATTATTCTCTGCAAGTAAATTGTTGTTTTCTTTTCTTAAATTCTCAACTTTTGTGTTTAATACATTCATAGCCTTTAAGATTAATTCATCTTCATTCATATTTTCTTCACCTGCTATATATCCACCTGTTTTTCTTATGGCTGGTAATACTTCACTTGTTACCCATTTTTTAAACTTTTTAGCATTTGGTAACTTACTTGACATTATCAAACTATATAAACCACTTTCATTTATTAACCATGTTTCCTGTTTTCTTCCTAATTCATCGACGATGGGATATTTTATCCTATCATCTTCATCTATGTGATTTACTATTGCTTTATGTGGTTCTTTGTATATTAAACTTTCAGCTACATCTTTTCCAACAAACCAAGGCTCATTATTTATTTCAAAACTTCTAATTTCTCCAAACTCTTCATTTTTAAATATCATTAAATCATTCATACTACTTTATTCTCCTTTTTGTATTATTTTTAATCCTTTTACCTTCTTCCACTCCTTCAATATGTACTAAAACTATTGATATTGTTAAAGGTAATACTATACTAAAAAACATCCCCCATAAATTAGTTATATGCATTTAGAACACCTTCTTTCTTCAAGTTGTTCTATTAAATCTTCCCATGTTGCTTTTCCGTCTTGCACTAATTTATATCCATTTTTACAAAAGTTATAAACATATGAATCAATTCTCTTACCTATTTGTTTTTCATACTCAATAACATATTTATCAAATTTACTTATTTCGAATTTTTCACTCTTCTGTAAATGAAATCCATCTTGTAATTCTTTTTCAATTCCACTTATAATTTCATCAAGTGTTCTCTTTTCATTTTGTGCAATACTTATTATAGTAGTTCTATCTTTAATTGTAAAAGTAAAATAAGTATTATCTTTAAAATAATTTTCTTTGTCTTGTTCTTTTGTTCTATATTCAATTTTTAATTTTGGCATAATAAAAAGACCTTCCTTTCAATTTTGTATTGAAATTTCAGTCCTACTATGATACAATATATTTGTAGGAACAAAATTTCTATGTATTGGATAATGTGAAAATTTGGCGATGGACACATTATCCTACTTTTTTATTTCTGTATAGACCTTATCTATACCCTCTCTAATTATTTCTGATTTTTTCTTTCCTGTTTGATTACAACAATATTCTAACTTATCTATGTCACTCTGTGATAATCTTATTCTTGTATTAAGTTTTTTAGGGTCATCTGTTGGTCTCCCTTTCATTTTTCCACCTCTCTTTCTGTATCCACATATATATTATAATATGTATCCACAAATGTCAAGAGGTTTTTTAAAAATTAAAAAAAAGAACTTACGTAAGTAAATTCTTTTCTTTCAATTTAATTATTAAATTTTCTGTGCTTATATTCTCGTTATATTTCCATTCTATTAATATTACATTATGTTCTATGCATAATTTTTTCTTTCTGTTGTCATTCTCTTGTTGACGAATAAAACTTTCTTTCCCTCCAAAAAAGTTAATTGGTTCGAAATGTTGTTGTCCCTGATATTCTATTGCTATTTGTCGAGATGGTATAAAAATATCTATTGATTGCTTTCCTAGCCATTCTGTTCTATACTGATAAATAGCATCTTTAAAAACATCTTTTACTATTTTATATAATGTTAATTCCGAAGTATTTTTGAGTTTCGTATTTAAAGGTAACCCTAAAATTTCTTTTATAACATTGTCTCTTTCTATATATGCATTATGTACCGCCTTCATTGAATCATTAAAATTGTTAAATCTATAATTCCAACAAATTATATTATTTAACGCTTGGTATGTCTCAAATTCTTTAATATATTCTTCATATAAATATTTCATTGCTTTATTTTCTTTTACATGAGTAGCTTTAATAATTTCTTGAAAAATTTCATTTTCTTTGCTTATATCTATATTTTGGGCAATGCAATTTTTGTATATCTGTCCATGAGTTCCTATTCCTAATATATCACTAAACAAATAATTACATACTCTTATTTCATTACCATATAGAATATTCATATTATATATTCTTTCAATCTCATTTATATTAAAATATACTTTATAATTTATATTTTTTTCATTATTTAAAACATTATCTAATATTTCAATTTTTTCCGCATAATGGTATGCATAATATTCCTTTACCCAAAAGTCTAAATCATTTACTTTTCCAAAGAAAAAAACTGTTTTATCTTTAGGAATTTTAAATAATCTTCTTTTTATATTATATTTTTTTAATATATATTTTCCCTCAAAACTATTTATTTGTTTTAACATCTCTTCTTTTGTCGGATACATTTCTTACTTCCTTACATACAAGTTAATCTATATTATATACAATAAAAGCATCAATTTATCAAGTTCTTTCTTAGTTGTTTTGTTTTTTTGTTGCTCTTAATGGTGCTCCTACATTATCTCTAAAACTTCCTAATAATATCTTTATTGTATCTAAAAACCATCCAATCATACATAACCCAAAAGTAAATGTATATAATAATCCTTTTCCTATATTTCCAACATAATATTGATGTAAACCAAACCATCCTCCAAATATACACATAATTAAAGCTGTGTCTTTATTTTTATCTGATGTAATCGTTTGATAATGAGCCATATTGCATTCCTCCTCTTATTTATTCTATAAAAGGATTATATCACTTTTTTTGAAAAAAGTTGTCGAAATTTGTCGAAAACATTATTTTTTTAAAATAATTCTTTATAGCAATCTCTAATAAGTATTGATTTTGCATTTTGATTCATACAATCACCTGCAATTAATTTATTTGTCGTTGCTTCATTTAAATTAATTTGCGTTTTTAAATCATCATTTCTTTTTATTAAATTAGCTTGGCAATAATTAACTATATCTTTATACCTTCCATTCCAAAATTCACTAGGTTTTAGTCCAAAAAAATATGATAATAGTTCTAATGAATATATTAAATCAGTTGTATTGTCAGCGTTGCTTATTTTTTCTAATATTCCATCTAATCCTCTGAAAATATTTCTCTTTCCGCCAATTGTCCTATTATTTTTTCTGCTGATGTCTTGATTAGTGATTCCATATTGATTCCTGATAATGGATTTGATATTTTCTGTTCCATTTCCTCTTTTGTCATTTGACTTTTGAAAAAACCCTCATCATTTATTGCACCTGCTATTTCACTAAATATATCACCATATGCTTTGTTGTTTTCTTCTTTATAATCATCTATAAATTCAAAAACTTCATCACTTGTTTTAAATGATTTAATTCCCGCTTCATCTTCTGCAAACGCATATATTATTTTTGCTAAGGCATCTAAATCATTTTCGGTTACTGCTTTAAAATATAAATCTTCAAAATTCTTTCCTTTTAATATATTAGTTATATTTACTATTTTTCTTGTTGTAAATACTAAATTTATTGTTTTGTTTTTGGTTACTAATTCCATATTTCTCTCCTTTGCAAAAGAGAGAAGGCTTTATTTTGCTGCCTTCTCCTTATTAGTGTCTATTCCTGTTTGTTCTGACACGACACTTACATCAGAACTAGACTGTGGGAAAGCCGTCGCTTTCTTCCACATCACTATTTTTATATATTGTAACTGTCTCTTTTAAAAATTCTCCTACTGATACTTCTCCCATTGTAACAAACATTTGTCCTTTTAATGTTCTTACTAATGGTTGACTTCCTGATGGAGCAGTATGTGCTGGATTTTGGAAAAACCAGTACAAGTCTTTGTTCATTAAGTTTCTTAATTTTTTATGTTGTGTATGTGTAAAGTATATATCTAATTCAATATTAGATGCCTTTTTTATTCCTGGTACTGAAAATTCATAATCTAAATCCAATGCAGATCCAGTTACTGCATCTGGTGCTTCTTCTAATGCTGGTACTTTTTCAGTAAAAGCAATTTGTGTTCTTTCTCCTATTTTTGTTTCAGAATACCAAACTTTTACCCATTTACTTATGTCAGGCATTTGATCTGCAACCGTATTTGTGTCTTTTATTTCATTACTAGCCATTTTTAATTCCTCCTATTATCTTATAAAATCAAATGAGTTCATTATTGCATTATAAATGACCTCAAATGTTATTGTTATACCATATTTTTGCAATATAGAATCGTATATTGCTGGGCTGGTATTTGTCCTTATAAAATTTAATTCTTGAAGTTTTGTACTAACTTCATCTGTCATTTGCATTGCTTGTCTTTGTTTTTCATTCCAACATGTTATAGATATTTGAAATGTAGATTTAATTGGAAATGCATTTTCTGTTTTATTCACAGATTTCAAAGGTGTATGTAATTCTAAACAAGGAAATTTACTTGTTGTTGTTGGATTTGTTAATATTTGTTTATATTTTAATGTTTCTAGTTGTTCATATAATAAATCACTGAAATCTTTTATACTTAAATCTCTCATTTGCATACCTCCTTTAACATCTGATCTAATTTTTTCTTGATAATCTCTGCGTTTTTATTTCTACTTTGAAATTCAGCATCTCCAAGGAAATGATTTGCTTTTGCTCCAACTGCAACATAAAATTGTTTGTTATTTATAGTTACAATCGGATAACTTAATGACCTCCCTACTTTGTTTACAGGTATATACCATTCTGTATAACCTGATTCAATAAAGTGTTTTGTTTTTCCTATATGTTCTTGTTCTGCATATTGTCCTGTTCCAAAATACTCAAACCACAAATATGATTGACCATTTTCAGTAACAAATTTAGAAGGGTCTGCATAAACCCTTCCCTTTACTTCTTTGGTTGACATATCAATCATTTCAATTAATATTCCGTTTTCCTTATGACCTTTTTCCAATCTTATAGCATAACCTCTAATACTATTTAAAACATCTTCAGTTATTTCTTTTGCTATTTGTGGTATCTTTTGAGCTATAGCACTTATATTCTTGAAATTATGTTTTACTTTTATGTTACAATTAAAATTAATCATTTTTGCATTTTCTCCAATATATATAACATTGTACTGCCTATTTTTAAAGCATCTTTCACATAATATTCTGGTATAAAGTCTTCTAGTTTTGATATATCTTCAAATGATATTCCGTCACCTTTGTTTATAAGATACTTTTTTGTAGTTCTTGCTTTATATCTACTATAGTCAACCTCACCTGTTGATTTTCTGTCAAGTTCATTTATATCCTGCTGAATGTTTAAATAAGCTATACCAACATTACTTTCCTTTGCTAATTTATACACTTCTAGCTCATTCAATTCTTTTACCGACATTTCATTTATCTCTTTTACCGACAAACCTTTTCCTTTATATCTCCACTTTTTTTCTATTTCTCCGATGGTCTTCTATTTCTTTATATTCTGATATGTAGACTTTTGTTAAATCTCGTAATAACATTAAGGTAGCCTCCTTATTGTTGATACATCAATCCTTAATTTCTTTTCTATATCATTAAATGTTGAAGAAACACTTCCTTCATTTCTTGATAAAAGACCTTCTGCTCCTCTGCATAAATATTCGGATATAACAGCTTTTTTTATGTATGGAAATAACTTTTTATCATCTTCTTTTCGATTAGAAGCATCACAGGCAATAGAAGTCATATTATCTATTATGTCTTTTATTACATCATCTGTATCTTCAATGTAATTTGCTCCTAATCTTTGCTTTATTTGTTCTAACATCATCTATTGCCCTCCATTTTTATTCTTGTGGTAGTAATACCATTAATTCTTCTTTCTTTGCATTTTTATCATATTCTATTCCTAGTTCATCCAATTTTGCTTGTATTTCAGCTTTTGTTAGTTCTTTAAATTTTGTTTCTTCAACCTTTTCCCATTCAGAATTATGGCTATATGCAAATTCTTGCACATAGCCTTTAACCTCTACTATTTCACTTGTCTTTTTTGATTTGAATTTCATTATATTTTCCTCCTATTTAGACACTATTTTACATACTGGAATAAATTTATGTGGGAAGTATTTTGTTCCATCTGAATTTTGCATTAAATCCCAGTTAGCTCCATCAGCAAATTCTGTGTCTGTTGGAGATTTTGTTGCTTGATTAGCTTTTAAATAGCTAAATCCATATGGGTGTATTACCATTCTTTCTCTTGAAATAAGATTTGTTGTTCCTCCTGCTTTTAATGCTTGTCTATCTCTTTCAAATGGCATATCTACTGGCATTGGTTCTCTTTTGAATAACCCCTCTCCTAATACATATGTAATGTATTTAGTTGTTTCAGGTGTTGTTGTATCTATTGTGTATGCGTCATCAATGAATACCATCTTGTCACCCCATTGAGCTATGTTTGTATTCATTTGAACACCTCTTTTGTCAGTATATTTAATATATTCTAATAATTGTTTTTTAGCTAATTCTGCTGCAACTTTTGAGTGCATTATAGCTAATCTAAACTTTTTATTTTTGTCTCCACATGCTTGTTGTGTTGCATCATATATTGCAGTTTCAGTAATTGTTCCATTAACTTCAAATGTATGTTCTTTAGCAAATTCTTGAGCACCTTTTTTTGTTGAAGCAAACATACCATTTAATATTGATATAATTGTATCTTCGTTTATATCATCCCATCTATCAGCAAATTTTGCTGCTATTTGGTCTAATGGATCTAATCCTGGTATTAAATCTTTTGTAAAGTCTTTTTCTGTTCCTACTATTGCACGTCCATAAGAATGAACACCATAATAATATGTATCTAATCCTTCTCCTTTTAGATCTGTTTGTCCATCATAATTTTGTGAAGTTCCTTCAAAATTTCCTGTTACTGGTATTACACCATATGCTGTTGTTGATTGGTTAGCGAACATGTCTTTTATATCGCTATCACTTTCAAAAATATTTGCTTTTAATAAAGCATTTTCTCTCTCTTTTGGTAAGCTTTGGATATATTTTCCAAATGCTTGTGGGTTAAAAACCTTGTTGTCAAATACGTCTACGTTTGGCATATTAAATCATCCTTTCTATTTTGAATTTTGTAAAAATTTTTCATAACCACTTAAGTTGTTTTGGTTATTTACATTATCACCTGTTTTTGGTGTTGCCTCTCTAGAATACTCATTTATTGTTTTTTCTCTCTCTGCTTTTGATACTTTTTCAAATATATCTAATTTTGAATTGATACTTTCAGCAGTTTCTCTTGAAAAATCAATAGTTTCTATATATCCTAATGAGATACCTCTTTGACTTGCTTGGCGAATTGTTTCGTCTTTTAGTCTATAAGCATTTAGTTCATTTTCAGCCTTATTTGCTCTAGCTCTTTCTTGCTCTA